TCCTTATCTACATTTCTAGATTCATTTATAGATAACATGTATGATAAGTTAGATGAACTTTTTGTTAAGGAAAACGAAAAACAAATTGCAGATGCTGTTCTCACTATTTTTAGAACTAGAAATGATCTAGATATATTTAAAAAGAAAGCTCTTTATATCTATATAAGAGAAATGACAGATTGTGAAACTCCTCACCTTACTAAAGTAATATCAATCATCAAAGAGGAGTTCTATCTTAAATATCAAAAACTTTACGATTTAGGATTAATACACAATAAACGTCTATAAATCTATTTATAATAAAAAGACGTATGAGCTTAGATAAAGAAATTTTTAATGGTAAAACTTTATCTGACCTATTTGGAGAGATACATGACAACTCTACTCAAACTAGAGCTCAGGTAAAAGCCCTTATAGGTGAGTTAAAACCCCTTATTGAAAACATTGGTGACGCCACTCTTATAGTTCCTATGATAAAGGAGTATATGGAGATAGGAGTAAAGAATGATGAAGCTCTAATAAAATTAGCTACAGTGATTCAAAGAATAGAATCAGCACAAGCTAAAGGAGATTCTAATGAAATGTTTGATTTTTCTGAATTACAAGACCTATTAGAAGAGCAGGAACAAGTTCAAGAAGAAATTCAGGACAAAGACACATCAGAGGATGATTCAGAGTAGTTACGGTTCCGGTACACCGGGTGTTTATTCTTCAACCGGTCAAGCTTCAGGAGGTGGTAACACTAGGAAGTTTGGTAGGGTGGTTGACGTTATACTAGATTCTTTTCACCCTGAATACGATCAGTACGGTAAATCTCAATCTATTAATGGGGTTTTCTATAGACAGTTAGATAAAGGTATTACTGAAGATGACGAACAGGAGTTATTTTTTGCTTTTTGTGGAACATCAGATTTTAAAAAAATACCTCTAAAAGGAGAGGTAGTAAAAATAGAAACGTTACCATCTGACGATTTAACAAATACACCATCCGCTACAAAAGACTATTGGACTAAAGTAGTTACTATATGGAACCACCCACATCATAATGCTTACCCCGATACCACCCAACAGGAAGAAGTAGATTTTGGAGATGATTTTAATGAGGAAGATAAAATAGCTCCGTTACAAGCTTTTCCTGGAGATTATATTATAGAAGGTAGACATGCACAATCAATTAGATTTAGTGGGACTAAATACGAGTCTAACGAATTAGTAGACGATAGTAATAACGGTAAACCCTATACCATAATAAGTAACGGTCAAAAAGAACCTGAAAATTCCATTGACCCTGTGATAGAAAATATCAATGAAGATCCTTCATCTTTGTATTTTACTTCAGACCACACTGTACCGTTAACTCAAGCAAATGAAAAAAGAGATGCATGGGAAGAGGAACCTGAAAAAGCAGACGTATATAAAGGTAGTCAGATATTAGGTAATGCTGATAGAATTTATCTAAATGGAAGAGAAGAGGGTATTTATTTATCTGCTAAAAAAAATATTGGTTTAAACTCTGAATACGTCGGTATAGATGGAGAAAAGTACGTAGGAGTAGATGCAAAGAAAATATACTTAGGTACTACAGCTTTTGAAGAAAAAGAACCTGCACTTAAAGGTCAGGCATCAACAGATTGGTTAGATGATTTAGTTGGCCTATTAGAAGGTTTGGCAAACACTCTTGCAACAACACCCCCTACACCTCCTACCTATATTGCAGCATTAGTAAAATAAGGTGTAAAACTAAAAGCACAACTACCTCAATTAAAAGGATTACTCAAACAACTACACTCTAAAAAAGTGTACATAGACAATAAATAATGCCTTACGTAAATATCCCAGAAAGTCAATTGTCAGGAGCTATAGCCAAACTTGTTGGTAAAATAGAAGGTGAGGTATCCGGTAAAGTACTTGCTAAAGCTAACGAAATACAAAATTCACTTAGACAAAAAGGATGTTCAGCAGCATCTGGTAGGACTAGAAACCAACTTAATAAGTTAAGTTCTGCTTCAAGCGTGGTAGATGGTAGATTAAACAGGTTTAAAAGGTTACCTAACACACTTAAAGGACCATTATCTGCTTTAAAAGTTGCATTAAAAATAATATTATCGTTACCCATACCTCAATCTGTACCTCCAGGTTTTGGTTTACCCATTAACATAACAACAAAGTATGCTGATATAATGCACTTACTTAAGGAGTTTATTAAACAGATAGGTGATGATGTAAAATCAATAGAATATATTCTTAAAACACCAGCAGGTCAACTACAGTCTGTAAAAAATATACTATCAAGAGTTGACACTGCTTTAAAGTCTTGTGAAATTCAACAAGGTTTACAGTCTAAACTTGACAGTGGAGAAATTACTAGACAACAGTTGATAGACTTAGGGTTACTGACAGATGATGATGATTTTATTTTTTCAAGACTTACCCCACAATTAATAGATGTAAAACCTGGAAGGTCTGTTACCGATATATCTAATGAAACAGGTTTGACCAATCAGCAAGTAGTTGATAGACTTACAGCCGGTAAAGACGGTACAGCAGGTACAGGAGGGGGAGTAGATGGTACATTCGGTAATGATGCTAGTGGTGCAACTTCACAAATTTTACAAGCACTTCAAAAATTAGAAGGTAGTTCAATAGATCAAAAAACTAAAGACGATTTAAAATCATTTTTAGATTCTTTTACCAACACTCAAGAAAACACAAGAAGTAGAGATAGTAGGTTTTTTCACACAGGACCAGATGGTACCGTATATGAATTAAAAATAAACTTAGACCCACAATCTCCCAAAATAGCTCCTAGAAGGTTTGCAGTAGCAATTAACCCTGAAGGAGTAGAGGTATTTAAAGGACAAAAATCTTTTAGTAGCTCTATCGACATCCTATTGGATGAAATTAAATTTAGAATAGATAATCAACTTTCTTAACCAAACTATTTATATATATGAAACTCGATCAACTAAGAAAAATTATACGAGAAGAAGTAAGATCTGCAGTTAAGGAAGAGTTACAGGATATGTTAAACGAGGCAGTAAAATTTGCCAGTCAACCTGACACTCAACCTAACCAAATGCAGGAAATACCTAAAGGTCTAGATAAAAAATGGTCTGTAGGTAAAAGCGCAACCCTTGATGAAATGTTAAATGCAACAAGAGCAGAAATGACATCTCAAGATGCGGCAAACATAATGGGAACAAACAGTACACAGAAACCGAATTTTGCTTCTATGATGTCTAATCAAATGGTAAGAGAACAATCAGGACCGGCACCCGGTTTAGATTTAAGCCAAATACCTGGATTAGCTAAAGCAAAACAAGTTTTAGATGCTGCATATAAAAAGGATAAAACTAGAGTAGGAGCATTATAATGGCATTTGAGGTAAAGAAAATAGATCCTATAGATTTGCAGCCTAGAAAGGCTGTTGGTGTATCTTTACCATTTTCTGGCAATGCTGTATTTAACCAAACCTACCAAACAAAAGATGCTATAAAGACTAATCTTATAAACTATTTTTTAACAAGTAGAGGAGAAAGATACCTTAATCCAACTTTCGGTAACCGTTTACAAAACCTTTTATTTGAACAATTGACACAAGATAGAGTAAGAGAAATTAACTCAATAGTAAAAAGAGATTTACAAATTTACTTCCCAAAAGTGGAACCTGTGGAAGTTACTACAACAGGAATACCAGATACAAACACAGTTCAATTTGTTTTAAAGTATACTATTAGAGATACAAACATTGAAGATGAAGTTGTTATTAATATAGAGCAGTAATGGCTGAAGAAAAAGACATAAAGTACATTAATAGAGAGTTTGGAGACTTTAGAGAGCAACTCATAGAGTATGCTAAAAACTACTTCCCAGATTCATATAATGACTTCTCACCAACATCACCAGGTATGATGTTTATTGAAATGGCTTCTTATGTAGGTGATGTATTATCATTCTATCAAGATACCCAACTTCAAGAAACGTTTTTACAATACGCTAAAAACCCATCTAACTTATATACGTTAGCGTATATGATGGGATATAGACCTAAGATTACATCTGCTGCTGAAGTAGATTTAACAGTGACTCAAAGAGTACAAGCTACTGGAGTAAACTACACACCTGATTGGGATCAAGCAATAAAAATTTCAGAAAACGCTACCATCGGTTCAACAGTAGGGGATAATTTAACGTTTATTACTCAAAACGTAGTAGATTTTAAATTTAGTAGTTCTTATGATCCAACTGATGTAAGAATACATTCCTTAGATGACGGCAATCCTGCCGAATATATTTTAACTAAAAAAGTTAAAGCCATCTCAGGCACGGTAAATACCACTACGCAAACTTTTACATCTGCAGAAAAATTTACCACAATAGAAATTACTGATAATAATGTTATAGGTATTCTAGATATAGTAGACAGTGATGGTAATACTTGGTACGAGGTACCGTTTTTAGGTCAAGATACATTATTTGATACTGAAACAAATACGAATACCGATAGTAACTTAGTACCCAATATACTAACCCTTAAAAAGGTAGAACGAAGATTCGTAACAAGATTTACATCTCAAGGTGTACTACAGGTACAGTTCGGTAGTGGTATATCATCTCAAGCAGATACTGAAATAATACCTACTCCAGAAACTATACAAGATAATTCATCATGGGCAAATACTAACCAGTATTTTACTGCTTATGACCCATCTAACTTCTTATTTACTAAATCTTACGGTGTAGCACCTTCTAATACAACATTAACTATTAGATACCTTACCGGTGGAGGAGTTCAGTCAAACGTACCTTCTAACACTATTACAACTATAGATACAGTTGTCACCTCAGCTACAGATAACACCTATGTAGGTACATTAACATTTTACAATGAACAACCAGCACAAGGGGGTAAAGATGGAGACAGTGTAGAAGAGATAAGACAAAATTCATTACGTTCTTTTGCAGAACAACAACGTACAGTAACTCTACAAGATTACGTAGTTAGGTCTTTAGCATTACCTGCTAGATATGGTTCTATTGCTAAATCTTATGCAACACAACAAGCTACAGTATCGAGTCAAAGCATGACTAGTCAGAACCCTCTTGCTATTTCTCTATATACTTTAGCATATGATAACGAAGGTAAACTAACCACAACATCAAACAGTTTAAAAAGTAACTTAAAACAATATCTATCCCAGTTTATGATAGTTACCGATGCTGTAGATATAAGAGATGCATTTGTAGTTAACATTGGAGTAAAGTTTGAAATAGTAACTTTACCTAATGTATCTGCTAGAGACGTACTACTTAAGTGTACAAATGAATTAAAATTATACTTTAACATTTCACGATGGAGTATTAACCAACCCATAAACCTATCACCTTTGTACACAATGTTAGATAAAGTGAAAGGAGTACAAACAGTAAAAAATATTACAGTAGAAAATAAAGCTGGAGGTAATTACTCACAGTATGCATACGATGTAAAAGGTGCTACAAAAGATAATGTAGTGTACCCTTCATTCGATCCATGCTGTTTTGAAGTTAAATATCCGGATATTGATATTGAAGGAAGAGTAACAACATTATAATATGGCAGTATATAGAATATTTCCTGAAAAAGACACTTTTATTTTTAGTGAACCGACTATTGCCGGAACATATGGTAATGCTGGTAAAGATGAAATATTAGAAATAGGAGGATACCCTGATGTAAACCTACAAGCAAGAAGTAACCGTACACTAATTCAGTTTAGAACTACAGATATTACCTCTACACTTAATACAAAAGTAACCAACCTTTGGTCTGCTAATTTACATTTATCATTAGCTAATGCAGGGGAGTTACCTCAAAGCTATACTCTATATGCTTACCCAATCTCTCAATCATGGACAAATGGAACAGGTAAAAGAGATGATGAACCGGTAAACACAACAGGAGTAACGTGGAAACATTTAGATGCTCTAACTACCGAATGGACTACATTAGGAGGAGATTACATTACAAACATATCAGGTAGTCAGACTCACAGGATAACTT